TCGCTTTCCCTGTTTCCTTTCCTATCTACTCCACTCATAAGTTGCAGATAATCAACGCATAAGAACTCAATTTGGTATTTTCTTTTTAGTATTGCTGCCTTGCTTCTTAGATCTCTAATATTTAAACTTGGTGTGTCATCAATATATAATTTTGCTTTTTGTAACCTATCTTCTGAAGCCATTAGCATAAATTTGTGCGCTTCTGTAAGATTATTATTTCTTAATAAATAATGTGCAATGCCGGAATCCAAACTTATTAACCTGTTAACTAATTGTTCCCCACTCATTTCTAAACTAAATATTCCTACTGGCTTATCTTGTTTTAAAACGTTTAAGATTGAATTAAGCATAAAGGCAGTTTTACCTTGTGCCGGTCTTGCTGCTAAGATTATTAAATCAGGGTTAACCCATCCGCTAATATACTTATTTAAACTATGCCATCCTGTATCTATTCCTATTTGCCCATTCTCAATTATTGAATCCCTTTCTTTTGATAAACTCATTATGTAATGCGACATCCCTTTCTCACTATTTTTATAGATGCTTTCTTGAGCATTTAAAATTTTAGTAGCTGCAGTATTTAAATGGTTTTCAATCTCTCCTACATAAGAATCATTAATTAATTCTTGACCTATTGTAATTCCTTTCCTTTGTAGATAGTTTTGTTGAAGTATTAATATCCAGTCATTCATTGAACTGCTACCAGTTACATTATTTGTAAGTTTAACAATCTCATAAGGACCACCTACCAAATCCATTTCTTTTTTATTTGTCAAGTATTGTGATACAGTTACTATATCAATAGCACTCATTTTATCATACAATCCCTGAATTGCTTTAAATATTAATTGATTCTTAGTCTGATAAAAGAACTCACTTGTTAATTTATTAATATATGTATGAACGGAATTTTGTTCTATTAATAATACTCCTAGTATTCTATCTTCTACTTCTTTATTATTTGGTGGTGTTTTTGCCATTATTAGCTTGTTTTAGATGGTTCATTTTTTTCTTAATAAAAGATATTACTTACTGATTATAACCAAAATTTACCGCCTTAGAATGCTTTAAACTAATATCGATAGTAATTAAAGGATTATTTTTGTTAAAATATCTCCTTTATTTATTTCTTTACTTTCTTTATTAGCATTAGCCCCCCCAATAGCCCCCCCATTATTCCATCTTTTAGCTGCTCCAATTTTACCTTTATCGCTTAGTTTTTTTCTTAGTCCTAAGTGCTCATTTAATCGTTTAGAAAAGAAACCATCATTTGCAATAATAAATAAATTAAATTGCTCTATAACAGCCTTTACTTTAACCTCACTTGTTTGCATCTGCATTGCTAATACTGGAGTAATATTTAAAGGTAATATGCCTCCTGCTTGTGCTAAGTTTTCAACTAAAAACCAATAAATACCATATCCCTCCATCCCTAACTGCTGCCTAAGAAATAAAATTTTAACATCATTAGCTGAATTATAATCATGACTAAAGTAATAACTTTTATTCATTTATTGTTATTTTACGTTTGTTATCCTCAAATGTTACCTCTACCAATCCGGTATCTTTTAATTCATTAAGCCAGTTGTTAACTGTCATTGTAGATACCTCAAAAGCATCTGCATAGTAAGCATTAGATTTTTCTGTACGTTTGGTATGCTCTAAGTAAATATAAAAAATCTTTGCCGAATTATTTATTCTATACTCTAATATATCTTTTTTAATGTTAATCATAAGTTAAATTTAAGGGGTGGCGATTAACCACCCCTGATGAATTAATTAATTTGTGTGTAAATCTTTCTTGCATCTTTTTTATTCAATATAGAGAATTCTCCGTAATGAATAGTTCTACCAAACTTGTTGGTGTGCTTGATTAAATTACAAATAATATTTATTCCCATTGCTCTAAGGTTTGTTATCCTTGCAGTTGGGTTTAAAATACCATTCATTACAAGGTTTAAACTTGTTGTTGTTTTTTCAGTTAGAAGTAAATTTAAAACTTCTGCATTCTGATTTGTTGGTGATGTCATTTTTTATGGTTTAAAGTGATTAACTAAATGTATAATACTAGAATGATGCATTTTTAATTTCTTTCCAATATCAGTTAAATAAAATCCATCTTCTCTAGCTGCTTTTGAAAAATCAACCCTACGTTTAACAGTTTCATATTTTCTATTATTCTCTGTTAATTGTTCATAAGTTAAATTATTTTCTTTTAAATAATTAATGGTCCAGTATTCTAAATCATTAGAATTTTTAACAAATTGCTTTACTTCTTTCTCAATTACCTTTACTTTTACTTTCTCTAGTGGGTATCGTTCAAATAATAGAGCAATTTTTTCGAGATCGTAATTACTGCAATTAGTATAAATTTGAATATACTTTAAAATTGTTTTTAGGTTATCGGTCATTCGTTAATTGGTTATAAAGGTTATTCAAATATTCCCCTGCCTGTCTTATTTTAGATAAAAGTAATTCCATATCTTCAATATTAGCCTCTATTCTAAAAATAAACATTTTTAAGTTATCAGCGATTTCAGGACAATACGAAACAAAATCACAAAACTCACTTTCGGTTATCATCATATCACTTTGACATTGCCAGTAGTACTGTTTATAGTTTTTCTTAAAATATTCCTGACCTTCAATTAAACCATTGTTAATGTGATTTGTGTAATTAAAAGGACATTTAACCTGTATAATTCCACCGCCTTCTATTAAACCATCAGGAGTGCCACCGTACAATCCGCTTATCATTTCTATGTAACCGCCGGACTTAATACTTAATCCTGTTTTACCTTCATAGAATTTTATAGCTTCGTTCTCTAATTCTAATCCGTGATTTGTGGCATTAGATGTAAATTCCCTTTGCACTCCTGTAAGCCTTTCAGCAAGTTTAGAAGTCAAGTATTCTTTTGTTGTTGCAGATAAATTACCTGCTTCAGACTTTAGTTTAGGTTCAGTCATTAGATTGTAAATAGTTGAACTGGTTATCTTACCCATTCTTTGTTCAAACCATTCTTTGCTATATTGCTCTATCATCTCATTGCTTTAATAGTTAATAAATCTTTGTCTCTTAATACTAAGTGCGCTTTTGCTTTCTCAAAAACATCCCTTTCGCCTTCGTTATACCTTGCAATTAAAGATATCATTTGCGTATCAGTCATGAATGGTTTTTCTTCTTTACCGTGATTATTAGTAGCATCTGCATCCTTAGTGTCATCTATAAGGAATAAACCATTTAAAGCATATTTTCGAGCATAGCTACTTGACGCTCCGAAACTTTGTGCAATGTCCATTCCCTTTCTGTTTGGTTCTATTCCGGCACAGGCGGTAACTGTTATGCTTTCTAAATTATCTGTAAATACTAACCTGCTTTCACAATATATAACTCCTACTGCTTCTTTAATTACATCACTTATAACTAAGTGACATTTATATTTAAGAAGTAAAGGTTTTACCGCTTCGAGTATATCCTCGCAGCTTCTGTACTTGTACTTTCCAAACGCATTCGTTTGATTCTTAGGTGCTTTTAATTCGCTTTGAATTTTGATTAAGTTGCTCATATTAGGTTTATTATTTGGTTACAAGTTTGGGTTAATGAAATTTTAAATTCTTCTTTACTAATTTGTTTAAAGCCTTCAGTATTTATTAAAGTTGCAATAGCAGGAGGGTATTGATTCAATAAAATATTTTCTCCTCTCCAATTTGAAATTCCCTGATTTTCTGTTAATATTGCAAAATAAGAATCGTTAATTACTCCATTTGTAAGTTTCCAATAATAAGGTAATTCAATTTCAATTTCTGTTTCAACTTCGGTTTTTAGTTTGTATTTCATTTTAGTTTAAGTTTGTTAGTTTATAAATATTGTTTTTAATTTTTAATTCTGTAGCTTTTTTATCTTCTCCTAAAAACTGATTTCTATATTTACCAGTTGTTTTAGAATAGTCCCAATAATATTCATCTAAATAGACTACTCTTATACCATCTTCAAAAGTAGTCTTTACTATTACTGAATTATAACTTTGAAATAAAGTATATTCAGGTGTGTAAACAATAAACTGGTTTGCTACTTTATTGCCTTTTGCTGATTCAAAATTTGATATTTTCATTTTTAAAAGTTTAAAAGTTTGTCGGCGATTAATGCGCCAAAAATTAGGATTGAGATAATAATTGCATCTTTAATTTCTTGATTGTTCATAGTTTTGTTTTATTAGTGAATAAATGTAATTAATCCATACGTTGAAATCTTTGGTCGGTTTGGGTGGTTGTACTGTTTTCATTTAAGTTACAATAAGTGGTTACGCAAAATTGCTGGAAGTTAAATTTTTGTTTTGATTTCTTAATCTTTTTAAATTCTGATTTGAGTAAGTGTTCGTTTGCTCCTAAAAAATTATATAAATTTTCTAGCAATTTTAATTGGCTCGGTTTCATAATTTTAAATTATTGCATAAAAGTTTTCTGTATAAATGCCTGCTTTGGTATCTTCATATTCATAATTAGATAAAGCATCTAATGCTTCATCAAAACTGTGAAAAGTTTCAATTACTGTTCCAGTTTCAGCGCAAATAATTTTGTAAATTTTCATTGTTTTTAGTTTTAATTGTTATTTGATAAATTAAAATTAGAAAGAATATTTCATACCATCAAATTTATTTTAAATTTTTTTTTAAATTAATTTATATTATATATATAAATATTATAATAACTATTGATTCTATTGGGTTACAAAAGAAAAACCCCATCGTAGAAACGACAGGGTTAAAACCAAAACTAAAAAACAAACTATCTTTTTGTGCGTTCGTACTCAATTAATTTATCGGCAAAGCAGTCCACAAATAAC